TGGCGTCGCCGGGGACGGGATTTCCCTCCGCGTCGAGATAGAACACATGCGGGCCGCAGTCCGGGCAGCAGTCCGGCTGGGCGTGGTAGCGGCGGTTTTCGATGTCGTGGTATTCCCTGTCGCAGTCCGGGCACATCGGAAATGCGCTCATCGAGGTCTTGGCCCGGTCATAGGGCACGTCCTTGATGATCGTAAAGCGCGGGCCGCAGTTGGTGCAGTTGATAAAGGGATAGCGGTAACGCCGATCGGCAGGGTCGAGCAGCTCGCGCAGACAGTCGTCACAGATGCCGATATCGGGGGAGATCAGCGTGTTGCGCTGCGCCTCGGTTTTGCTCTGGAGGATCTCAAAATCCCGAAAGTGCTTCAGCTCGGCCGAAAATTCCGTCTCGACGCGCTCGATGACCGCGAGCTTCGGCGCCTTGCGCGGCAGATCGGCGATGAAGCGCTCGAGCTCCGCCCGCTCGCCCTCGAGCTCCAGCTCCACGCCGGAGGAGGTGTTTTTGATCGTCCCGGCAAGGCGGTAGGCGCGCACCTGCTTGTGGATAAAGGGGCGGAAGCCGACGCCCTGGACGATGCCGTGTATATGGATCAGGACTCTTTCCAAGGCCGCGCTTCCTCCGTAAATCAGAAATCGTTATTTTTCAGACAATATTATAATCGCTGTATGGACAAGGTGCAATATGTATTTTTTACAAATCCTTTTTTTCGCCCTTTTTCTGTTTCGCATCGAAATAACGGGAGCTTCCTTTCGGAAGCTCCCGTCTTGCTCGAGTGTATGAGGATGAGTGAAAGTTGAGTATTACTTATTCGTTGCCGTCCTGGCCAAGCTTCTTCCAGTCGGGGATCAGCGTGTGGTAGGTGAAGATGATGAAGCAGACGGCGGAGATGATGTAGCTGACGATCTGGTTGCCGAAGAAGTCGGTCAGCTGGCCGGCAAGGACCAGGCACATGACCGCCGGGACGACATAGATCACGCAGAAGCGATAGAACTTGGAGAAGAAGGGGCTGTGCTCGCCGTTGTGTATCTCGTCGAGCATGACCTTCGGGCCGATCTCGCCGCCGATCATCAGCGCCATCAGCATGGCGCCGAGCGGCATCATGATGCCTTCGGACCAGCAGTCGAAGAAGTCGAGCCAACAGTCGTTCCAGGTGTTGACCTTCAGCTTGAACAGCTCGGCCGGGGTGATGTGATTCGAGCCCAGACCGTCGGCCGCGACGAGCGCACCGAAGACCGTGATGACCGCGGTGATGATGAGAACGACCTTTTTACGGTCAAGGCTCTTGCCCTGTTCGGCAGCCTTGTCGATGAAGTGGGCCGCAAGCACCTCCATCAGCGAGATGGCGGAGGAGATGGCCGCGATGAGAACGAGCAGATAGAAGATCACCCCGAAGATGCCGCCGATGGTGCCCATGTTGTGGAACACGTCCTGCAGCGTGGAGAACAACAGGCCGGGGCCGTTGAGCTTAATGTTGGCCACAGGGATGCCGTTGTTGATGCCGTTGGCGACGGCCGCGGGGATGACCGCGATACCGGCCAGCAGCGCTACGAGCGTATCGGCAAAGACGATGATGCCGGAGTTCTTGACAAGGTTCTCCTCCTTGCTGAGGTAGGAGCCGTAGGTGATCATGGCGCCCATGGCCAGCGACAGCGAGAAGAACATCTGGCCGCCGGCGGTGCCGAGAACGGTGATGAGGCTGGGCGCTTCTTCAATGAAGCCGCCTCTGACCGCGTAGCCGGGAACAAACATGAACTTGAGGCCTTCGACCGCGTTGGGAAGCGTCAGCGCGCGGACGATGATGACGAGCAGCATCACGAACAGCGCGGGCATACCGATCTTGTTGAACTTTTCAATACCGCCGGATACGCCGCCCGCGACGATGATAAAGCAGATCAGCATGAAGCCAAGCAGTACGCCGAGGGAGGCGGGGATGCTGGTGAGCATCGCGCCGAAGGACGAGCCGTCCGGCATGCCACCGAAGAGACCGATGAGGTTGATGATGATGTAGTAGATGCAGTAGCCGCCGAGGACCGAGTAGAAGGTCATGATCAGGAACGGCGAGAGCACCGCAAACCAGCCGAGCCAGGAATACTTGCTCGACACGGCCTTGTAGGCCGCGATCGGGGCCTTTCTGGTCTTACGGCCGAGGGCAAGCTCGGACGCCATGATGATCAGGCCGACGAAAACCGCCAGGAAGATGTACACGAGCAGGAACGTAAATCCGCCGGATTTACCCATCTTGTACGGGAAGCCCCAGATGTTTCCGAGACCGACCGCAGAACCGATGGCGGCCAGCAGGAAGCCAATGTTGCTGTTCCATGATCCGCGATTGTTTTCCATAATACTACCTCTCTTCCATAAAATGATGATCTGTTACCAGATTATGAACAAATTATATCATCCCCCTTGCCTTTTTCATAACTGTATATTATTATACTATATATAAGTAATTGTTATGTATACATGTAATTATAAGAAAGTGAAATAATTAACATGGAAAGTAAAAAGGTCAAAGCCCTTCTCGCAGCAGTAAAATCCGGTAGTCTGACAGCCGCGGCGATGGAGCTCGGCTATACCCAGGCGGGGCTGACGCAGATGATGAATTCGCTGGAAAGCGAGCTGGGGATCAATCTGCTGATCCGCGGCAAGGGCGGCGTGAAGCTCTCCCGCGCGGGCGAGAGCCTGCTTGCCGGGATGCAGAGCTATGTCGCCGCCGCCGACGCGCTGGAGCGCAGCGTCGCCCTTCTGCGCGACGAGAGCACCGCCGCGATCCGCATCGGCTCTTATTCGAGCATTTCGCGCCAGTGGCTGCCCGCGATCCTCTCGGACTTTCTGCGCGAGTTCCCGGAGGCGGACACCGAGGTCTCCGCCGGCAGCATCGAGCAGATGTACGACGGCGTCAAGGACGAGACGCTTGACTGCGCCTTCGTCAGCTATCAGCCGGCACTGATGAAGGGGCTGAACTGGTTCCCGCTGCATGTGGACGAGCTGATGGCCGTGCTGCCGGCGGATCACCCCTTTTCCGGCGACGCCTTCCCGATCGAGCGCTTTTCCGGCGCGGACTTTCTGATGCCGTCGCTGGGCTTTGAGATGGACATCACGCCGCTCTTCGCCGCCGCCACGCCCCGCGTGATCCCGAGCACGCGTTACACCAATCTTGACGACGCGGCGCTGATCTCGATGATCGAGCACGGGCTGGGGCTGACGATCCTCTCCCGGCTGATCCTCCAGGGCATGCAGACGACGACCCGCGCCCTGCCCCTGCAGCCGCGGGGCTTCCGCTCGCTGGGGCTGATCGTCAGCTCGAAGCGGCAGGGCGAGCATCTGCTGCGCAGCTTTGTCCGCTCGACCCGCGCGACGATCGGCGCCATGTACCGGGGTAGTTTCTAGTTTCTAGTTTTTTAGATTATAGTTTTGGGGTTTCGTTTTAGAAAAACGCGGGCGGCTGTCGGCCACCCGCGTTTCGTATTTCTGTTTTCTGAAAACCAAGCGCAAAAATCCAAAATCTACGTCCAGATACCGCTGACGCCGTCGGGCGCGTGGGCATCCTCCGCCCGCGTCTGCTCTTCGGCGCTCCGCTCCCGCGCGCGAAAGTCCAGCGCCGTCTCGACCGGCGCCTCTTTCCGCCCGCTCTTTTTCTTTTCCGCTTTTTCCTTCTTCTTTCCCATACTTTTCTCCTTTCACGCCGCGCCCAGCAGCAACAGCAGCAGCCCGTAGACCACGCCCGCGCTCGCGCCGTAGACGATGACCGGTCCCGCGATAACGAACATCTTGGCCGCCGTGCCGGTGATGAAGCCCTCGGTCTTGAACTCCAGCGCCGGTGCGGCCACCGAGTTGGCAAAGCCCGTGATCGGCACGAGCGTGCCAGCTCCTGCGCGCTTGGCGATGTCGTCGTACACGCCCGCCGCCGTCAGCGCCGCGCCGAGGAAGATGAGCGTGATCGAGCATGCCGTGCCCGCCGTCTCTGCGTCGAGCCCCAGCGCGGTATAGAGATTCAAAAATGCCTGGCCGATACAGCAGATCGCCCCGCCGTACAAAAAGGCGCGCAGCATGTTTCCGCCCATCTGCGAGCGCGGCGCGCGCCGTTCTGCATAGCGTCTGTATTCCTCGTTCGTCATCTTCATGGCTTTGTCCTCCCGCGCTTTTTGTTTCGATGGTTATTGTTTGCAGCTTGGGCGAAAACTATCCGCAAGAAGCAGAGGAAACCGGATAAAGTCATGCTTGACTTTGCCCATCTTGTGCATTATAATAGGCAAGCTGACAAGTTGATACGGTCTTCTTGAGCAAACACGTGGAGATGTCGCGTAGTTGGTCGAGCGCGCACGATTGGAAATCGTGTAAGGGTCAAAAGCTCTTCGAGAGTTCGAATCTCTCCATCTCCGCCACTTTAATTCCTTGATTTCGTTATGAAATCAAGGAATTATTTTGTTTTCTGTGCTTTTTCTTTCTTGTTTTGTGCATTGCTTGTTTGCGTTCATTAACATTTCCCACTTATTATCCCGCTTATAGATTTATAAACGCAAAAGCCGCCCGGTCAAGAGCGGCTTTTGTGTTTGTCGTTCAATATTGTACGCCTTTTTCATATCGGCGCTTTGTCTGCTTTTTTCCCTCCGCTATTAGCTTTCGTATCTCTTCGGTGGTTTCTTCGGTACTTAAACAATCAAAGCCGATCTGAAAGATATATTGCTCTCCAAAGTGTTCTGCATATTCCGCCAGGGCTTTATCTAATTTCCGCTCTGCTTCATTTTCGCTCATCATCTCTCTCCATAGTTTCCGCTATTGCGCGGTTAATGAATACATTGACGCTCTCGCCCTGGGCCTCGGCGTGCGCCTTGATAAGCTCTCTCCGATCTGCCGTTGTTCTAATCTGGATCGTTGCGACGGTCTCCATGTATTTCTTGTGTGCTTTAGCTTGCGCCTCTGTAAAGCCTTTATATGCGGCCATATTATCACCTCCACATTTATCATACAGGACATCGCGGAATTGTCAACAGATACATGTATATAAATATAGCTAAATATATACATGTATCTTTGTTTGTTTTGCCGATTGCTATATGCATGTATCTATGCTATTATATCCTTGCCGGCGGGCAAAGGTCACGCCGAGCCACACAAAAACAGGAGGGTTAAATCATGAAAAAAATAAACATGGCGCAGCCGAGGCGCAAAGAGCCGAAGAACACAGAGGCTTACGGCGCCGCTTTTCAATGGTTACAGGACAATGATCCGCTCGACATACTCGAAAAGATTCCGGGCGGCGACAAAGCGGAGGCCGTAGCCCTTGAATTCTCCAATGTCTATTATGACTGTACCGATCCGAAAGACTATCCCGGTTTCTATAGCCCCGGAAAATGGGGAGTGCGCGCGGCTTTTGTTTATGGGTATTTGATGGGACTAAACAAGATGGAAGAGGAAAAAGCCCAGGAGGATTGATCCCCCTGGGCTTTAATTATTCCCTGTTCTCGCCTTTTGCCATAAGGTCATAAAGCGATTGCAGCAGATCGTTCTTTCCGCTTTCCGGCTGGGGCGGCTTTTCGCGCCACTTTTCCGGGCGGCGGTTTTTCAGCCAAAAGATACAGGCGACCACATCGGGCGGGACGTGCCGCGTGATCGTGATAGCCTTCCCCGTCGCATCTGTCCTGGTTTCGTTGTACTCATAGCCGCGAGCGCGCTTTAAGAGCGCGTTTTCCACTTGAAAATCAACCGGGGCCTTTCCCTTTTTTAAGGCGTCGGAAATGGCGGGAAAACGGTTTTTCCATTCGTTGAGCGTGTCCCGGCAGATCCCGATGTTTCCGGCAATCTGTTCTTCTGTCAAGCCGTCGCGCGCCCATTGTTCAATGATCTGCAAGCCGCTCTCTGTGATCCATTCGTTGTATTTGCCTTTTGCCATGCTGCCACCTTTTACGCAAAGCGCCGGGTCAAAGCATCCCGCTTTATTGCGAGCCTTTCCACCGCGCTCTTTCCTGTCCGCTGAAAGCCTTGCACGCTGATGTGCATATAGAAGTCCGTGCGTTCATCAAGGAACTGTTCAAGCTCTCTCGCATGCCTGGGTGTCCGCAGCAGGGAGAGCGCCTTAAACTCCCACGCTCTGACCGCTTGCGGCTTCACTCCGGCCGCCGATCCGATTTCCTCAAAAGTCTGACCTCGAACAAAGATTCTGTACAGCGTTTCCATCTGCTCAGCGGGAAGGTCTGATACAGCGGCGTCCATCGTCCGGCGCAACTGCTCCCGGAATATCTTGTTTTCGGCGGCTTCTATATCGTCCCGCTCATCTGCAAGCAGCTCTTCCAAGCTGTCGCTTTCCGGATCGTCGCCGCGCGGCGCGTCAAGTGATCTGCAATTGTTGAGCGGGTCGCGCTTAGTTGTCCGATAGCCGCCAGCCCGCGCAAAAGCCGTTTTGAGGCAGTTTCCGAGGATGGTAAGGAAAGAACACTCTGTCGCCGGATTATAATACCCTACGGACTCCACCAGGGCAAGAAAGCCGCTTTGTATCAAATCTTCGACCTCAACGCCGCCATAGCCGCCCGTCGCGCAATAACGGTTCCATGCCTGCTGAGCGACAAAGGCTTTTACTTGATCCCACAAGGCCGGGTATAAATCCTCCCGGCCTTCCTGGATTGCGGCGGCAAGCTCTTCGTTTGTCATGCCATCCCCTCCTTTATGCTATACCGAGCTGCTCGGCAACCTCCCGAAGGAAATACCGCCGACGGCGGTAAAACTCCGACCGGCTGACAAAGGAAATGCCGAGAAGGTGAAATTGTGCTTTCCGGCCGTCAAGGCAATTCTTGATAATAGCGCCCTGTAACTGCTTGCGCATGTTTTCGGGAAGGTCTGCGCCTATGCTTTCCCGAGCCTTCTTCACGGCCTCCACGCGCCGCTGATCCTCCGGCCGATCTGACCAAAGGCGGCGGCGATAGCCGCGGACGATTGCCAGGCATTCCGCCTGTACGTCCTTCGGAAGGTCGTATTTCTCCACAGACGTCATTTGTTGTCCGCCCCTTTTACGAATTCACGTTGAGCAACGTTTTCCCAATCTTCTCCGTATCGTTCCTTTGCTCTTTCTACCCATTGTGTGGAAGCTTCGGCGTTCTTGTCCCTGTCCCTATTCGCTTCGTTGATTTGATGCGAGCCGTCCGGCCAGCAGCCGTACCATTGATAGGCAGCATAAACCGTGTTCCAGGTCGCCGCGTAATCCTCGCCGATCTGTTCCACGCGGCCGCTGTCTTCGAGCGCGCCTTGATCGTGAGGCGTAAACGGTCGGCTGTCATCAAGGATTTGTTGCGCAAGGATCGGGCCGCAATGTTCCTTTCCGCGCTTCATCCTTGCCGCGAGGTGTGCACGGTCAAGCTGTACTTTTACGTTTGACATTGCCTTTTATTCCTTTCAGCGTATAACGCTTCCTATTGTTCCTAATAGTTCTTCTGCCTTGGTCAACATATTTGTGCTGGTTTCTTGGCTTTCTATGCGTTCTATGCGCCGCATAATGGCCTTCCCGGCGTCTATGCGGTCATGTACAGACACGGTAAGGCCGTCCTGATCTACCTCTGTGCCGCGGAGGATGCTGGAGAAAACCTTCATTACTTCGTCCGCCGTTGCGATCCGCCCGGCGTCGATCTCGGCAAGCCTGGTCTGAATATAGGCGGAAACTTTAGTGTTTTTTAGGGTTTTCGCGGCATTTTCGCCGATATTCTTTTTACTATACCCCGCCCTGCGTGCTGCCTCCGTTGCGTTGCCGGTCTCGATATAGAAATCAGCAAAACGCCTCTGTTTTTCCGTCAGCATTTGTTCAGCCGATTTCCCGCGGCGGGTGCTTTTCCAGCTCCTCCGAGGAAAGGAAAAGCGTCCGCCCGAAATATACGCTGTCTTCACTCGGATGGAAGAAATAGCCGGGAATCCCGAAAGCTTCTTTCTTTTCGTCGGGAATCAGTTTGCCGGTCATTTCCGGGACGCTATCGCCCCATACCTTGACAGCATACAGTTTTTCTTTGTCGTATTTCTGCATAGCGCGCCTCTCTTCAAATCAACTCGAACAGGCCTGCGGTAAAGGCATTCGGCTCGCCGAACTGCTCGATAGATGCTTTGAGCATCGGAGAGTTGACGCCGCCGCCGAACATGTTGTTCTGATCTACGCGGGCAATCAAATCAAGAGCACCCATGGCGAACTTATCATAGGCGTCCGCTTTCTTGTCCGCCGTCGGGATAATGGACATATCATAGCGGCCAAGGCTGATCGGATCAGCCGCCGCAGCCTCCTTGTTCTTTCGCTCGGCATACTGTGCGAGCAGGGTCGTCATGGTGCCGTTGTCCTTATACCGGGCCACAAGATCGGCGAACTGATCAGAGGAAAGATCCATCTGCAGCAGTTTCGCGTCGTCGGTCATTTCCGCGCCGGAGAGCTTTCCCCAGCGTTCGGCGTCGGCGCGTCCGGCGTCCTGGGCTTCCCGGATCGCGGCTTCCGCCTCCCAGCGCGCCGCCTGGAGCGCGTCGCGCAGCTTTGCGTTTTCCGCCTCGGCAACGTCAGCCCGGTACATGTCGGTATTTTTCTGCGCCTGCGCCGCGGCCTGGACCGCCTTTGTAAAATAACCCTGTACCGCGTTTTTCATGTTGGTAATGTGCTGTCTGCTCATTTTCTGATTTTCCTTTCTGGCCTGCGCGGCCTACGATTTAACAACTCTTGATTCACACGGCGAAAATGCCGCGTTGTTACCTTTTGCGACGGCAGCGAGGCAAGGGCGCGCCCGCCTTTCACGGGCTACCCCCGCCGCCATAAAGCGCCCTGTTCAGCTCTTCAAGAAGGCTCGCCGCGGACTTTTCGTCCAGCGCTCCTGCAATATCCTCCATCGTAGTGAACGACAGGAAAAAGTTGATCTGCCGGTATTTCTCCGAGCCGGTTTCCCGCTCTTCCCGAACGGCCTTTTCGAGCGTGGTTCTTTGCAGCAGGGCGGCAAGCAGCTCCGCCGCCGCCGTCTCGATCTTGTGTCCGCCGTTAAAGGTGATAGATACGATCACGGTTTTATCCCCTTTCGTCGAGATGCAAGAGACGGGAAATAGCATCTTCCCGCTTTTTCTCAAAGCTGGCCTCTTCTTCACGTTGCGTGATAGACTTGTCCGCTTGTGGGAAAGAAAAAGCGGCATTCTCTCCCCTTTCCTTTCCCCTTTGATTCCCTTGCTTTTCCTCTTGCGTCTGTCTTTGTGAATGCGGTTGAAAATGATATTGCTGTTGTAATTGGATATCATCAGATATCGGCCGATGCGTGGCGCTGTCGCTCGGTATCGCCCGATAGCGTTCGGTTTTCCATTCCTCAAAAGAAAGAGGGATTTCTCCGATTTTTTTCTGTTCGCGGCAAAAAACCGCATACTTCGCACTTAAACAGGCATTCTCATATCTGTCCCCGTCCCGGTCAATCTTCGGTGATAGGAGGCCCCATAATATGGCGGCCATGTCTGAAAGCTCCGGCTCTTCGCCTCTTTTCCCATAACGAATAGCCGCACGAAACAAAGCCGCAATCGTCGCATCATCCAGGGCAAGCAGCGGCATCCAGTCAGAAAAGTAGAACATAATACCCGGACGATCCGCCATTAATCCGCCCCTTTCTCTCCACTGTTTTCCGGAATACAGACAACTTGAAAGCCTTGCCGGAAAGCAAAAGTAAGGAGCGTTGCCGCCTCATCGAAGGTCAAGCCGCAAAACTTCATAAATCCAACTGACGGGTCTTCAAACCTTCGAAAATCCCCTTCAATGACAAAAACAGTCAGCCTCATGAAATTACCTCCTGGCCTTCTAAAACGGCGAGCGCCCTACATGCAGCCTTTGCCGCACGTAGCGTGTTGATCGCACGTGCGTGCAGCGTCCTTTTGTATGCAAGGATTTCCGCGCGCCCCTGCTCGCCATCCGCGGGGAGATAATAGCCGCCGCGAGAGCTGGAGAGAATAAGCGCACCCGCCGCCCGCTCCACCTCGATCCGCTTTTGAAGCTGTCGAGCCGTACCGCATCCCACAAGCCGCACAAGCTGAGCCGTGCTGATCGCGTTTTCGTTGCCTCGCTTCAAAAAAGCCGCAACACCTTGAAACGGCTTCCGATCCGGTGTATACTGTTTATCGGGGATAAAATAATCGCCCATCATGATTTGATCCCCGTCGCCGTCCTGGTGCTGCAACACCTGGGCGGCTTTTTCTTTCCCGCTCATACTCTTGCCTCCGCTTGGTTTTCAAGCCAAAGCCGTAGCTTTTCGCGCGGTATAAGTACTCTCCCGCCAATTCGAGCCGCGGGGAAATCTGCTCGTTTGATATACTGATACATTGTCACACGAGAAACGCCGAGCGCTTCGGCCGCCTCGGTAACTGAAAGCGCAATTTTACTTTCTTCCACATTCTCACCTACTTTCAAAATCTGCCGAGCCTCCTAACGTTAGAGCCGCAATACTGCATGTCGAAACTTTCTCGGTCATTCAATTATCAATGTTCAATAAATGTTTTTCTTGTATAATATAATACACCGTGATATAATCATTTTGAAGCCCATTATAATACTTTTAAAATGTGAGGTTTGTTTTTATGAGTAAGAAAAAGCCCGCTCCTGGCTTTCCGTCGTCGTTGAGGAAAGCCCGAGAAGCAGCCGGATTCGCCCGTCAAGAGGACTTTGCAGATGCAATATGCAAGAGTATGAATACTGTGCAAAAATGGGAACAGGGTAGAGCAAAGCCGTCATTAGACGATTTTATAGACTTATGTGTTTTTTTTAAGTGTGACGCAGATTTCCTTTTAGGTCGAATAGATGAAAAAACACATGATCTTGATTTTGTTTGTAAATATACTGGCCTGTCACCGAAAAGCATTGAAGTACTTCGGAATATCCATCAATGGGACGTATCAGGGAACGATGCAAATAACGATTTAGACTATTTCATCTCAAATTATGGTGATGCGTTTTCTTTTCATTTGAGTGAAATACGCTTTAGGCGAACTCGGGCGGCCATTGAGAAAGCCGATTTCAAAGAAAGGCTGAATTGTGTTGATAGCAGTAGTAGATTTAAACTATCAACCGATATATCAAAAAGGATTCAGGACATTGAGCTTGCATTGTTTTCCTTTTCCGAGATTTCGCGTGAAATACCGACTAATTTATATGATACAAGTAAACTGTTAAAAGAATTGCGTAATCTTTTAGAGAAAGTACACGAATATAGAGAACAGGAGGCCGTAGACAATGGCGAATGAGAACAGGCCGCGCCGGGCAAAGGGAACCGGCACGATCCGTAAGCGCACCGTGGAGCGGGGCGGAAAGCCGTACACCTTTTGGGAGGCGTCTGTGACTGTCGGCTATGATCCCGGCACCGGCCAGCAGATTCGCAAGACCTACACCGGAAAAACACAAAAGGACGTCAAAGAGAAGATGCAGGCCGCAGCCGTGGCCGTCCAGGACGGGGACTTTTTCGAGCCTGCGAAAATGACTATTGCGCAATGGCTTGATCTTTGGCTGAAAGAGTATTCCGCCGACTGGAAGTTTAAGACGAAAGAAAAGTACGAAACTGTCTGCCGGGTGCATCTCAAGCCCGCTCTCGGTGCAACGAAACTTTCCAAGCTGACAACACCGCAGATTCAGAGCTTCTATAATGAGTTGGGGCGGACGGGCAAAGTCACCAGGAAGAAGGACAAGGAGAGCGGGAAGATCCTGGAGCGCCGCGAGCCTCTAACTTCAAAGAGCATCCGCCTCGTGCACGGCGTCCTTTCCAAAGCGCTCAATACAGCCGTCAGAATCGGTTATATCAAGAGCAATCCCGCCGAGCTATGCACAACGCCCAAAGTGGAAAAGAAAGAAATATGCCCCCTCACGGACGCACAGATAAAAGATTTTGCTCTTCTGTGCGCGGAAGAAGAATACGGCAGAATCTATAAGCTGATCCTGTTTACCGGCTTGCGGGAAGGTGAAGCGCTCGGCCTTACATGGGATTGCGTGGACTTTGCCCGAAATGAGCTTAAAATAAGCAAACAGCTTCAACGGCAAAACGGGAAAGACTTACTTGTACCGCTCAAGAACAGCAAGCCCCGGTATTTGACCGTCCCGGCCTCTGTCATGCAGCTGCTTAAGGATGAGCGGGTGCACCAGCTTGAACAGCGCCTTGCCGCCGGTGAAGTCTGGCAAGGCTGGGAAAGCCAGGAAGAAATGAAAAAGGCGCTTGTATTCGTCAAAGATGACGGCAGCAGTATTACCGCCGCCGCTCTCTATCAAAGATACAAGCACCTTGCGGAGAAGATCGGCGCGCCGGAAAGCCGTGTGCATGATCTTCGGCACACTTACGCTGTGTTGTCCCTCCAAAACGGCGACAACGTGAAAACTGTTCAAGGCAATCTCGGACACGCCACAGCGGCCTTTACGCTTGACGTTTACGGCCATGTTTCCGAAAAGATGAAAGCGGACAGCGCGGCGCGCATGCAGGCATATATTGACGCCCTGGCATAAGGAAAACCGCCCCGAACAGGGCGGTTTTTTCTGCTATTTTTCCCGCTTATTTTCCCGCTTATCGCTTTTCTTGGTATGATAGGCATTTTACAGAAAAGCCGTAAAATATTGCCGTGCAGTCATTTGAAGAAATACGTTTTACCGCATTTTACACGTCAATAATAATTCGAATCTCTCCATCTCCGCCATGAAAACACATCCCCTGCCGTAAGGTGGGGGATGTGTTTTTCATAAAGCATGGAGAGATTCGAATCATGTCCGAACATGCCGGTGGCATGTTCATCGACCAGTT